CGGTGGAAGAGCTCAAATAGCTCAAGGGTTATTAATTAGAGAGCCGATGAGATTCGAACCAGACGGTGCTCACACAGATTCAGGATGGCCTGTTAAACATCCATCTCCGGTACAGTTTAAAAATATTCTAAAAGAGTACGGTGCTGAATGGTTACTTACTAAAGGAAACAGCGATAAAGCTAGAGTTATATTTGAAACAACTGATAAAGAATGATCTTAATATCACATAGAGGAAATATAGATGGACCTAATACAGATAAGGAAAATAAACCTTCCTATATATCTAATGCTATTGAAAAAGGATACGACTGTGAAGTAGACTTCTGGTACGTTAAAGATAAATTCATACTTGGTCATGATGAACCTCAGTATGAAATACCATTTGAATTTATTACAACTTACTATAGGAAATTATGGATACATTGTAAAAATTACGATGCTCTTTCTAAATTAATAGAGATAGATAGAGGTGGTGTGTACTTTAATTACTTTTGGCATGATAGTGATGATGTAGCATTAACTTCTAAAGGTAATATGTGGGCTAACCCTGGTTGCTATATACCAAATAGTATTGCTGTCTTACCTGAACTTAAAAACGATAAACTTACAGACAGATTAGGAGTCTGCAGTGATTATATTATTAACTATGAATAAAGCTGTCTTTATATCCGGATTTTTATATAATCTCTCTGATAATATTATTCCATTCTTAGATAAAGAAACTGATCTATTTGTACATTCTTGGCAAACAGAGGATAATCAAAGGTGGATAAAAAAATTAGACAGGTATAAAAAATACTGTAATGAAACTACCTTTATGTTTACCAAACCAGAACATAAAAGAAAAAGAATATCTTACTTACAGTCTACATACTATGCTACAAGTTTAATTAAAGACCCATATAAGTATAAGTCCATAGTAAAATTTAAACCAGATCTCGATATAGATACTATTGAATATAAAGAAGACATGAGTAATAGCTTTAGAAAAGCATATCTTCAAAATCAACCTTTATTAAACGATACAACAAAAGAGGAATGTGTTTACGGGTATATTCACTATAAAGCAATGGACGAAAGAATCTTTACCTGTTATCCGTACGTAATAGATAAAATGTTTCAAGACGACGGTAGCAAAAGCTATCAAGATGGATTTATGAAAGAGGCAATTAAATTAGATAATAAACTTCAATGGTGGGTTGCAAAAGAATACGAAGGTAGTCTACTATGGAAAGAATTATTTGAATGTTATAATATAGAATTAATTCAAGATATTAATCTACTGTGGAAAGAATTATTTGAATGTTATAATATAGAATTAATTCAAGATATTAATCTTAAGTTACCAAACAATAAACAATGGCAGTAAAAAGAGCAAAAAAATTAAAAAAAGAGGAATTTGATAATGTTAAAATAATAGAAAAAAGATTAGATCTAATTAAAACAGATATCATAGAAATAGCTAATTTAAAAATAGAACTATCTAAAAAAATTAACACTGTAATAAACTCCCAGCACAAACAGGATTTATTAGAAGAAATAGGTAAAATCGAACTATATATAGATAAGAAGAAAGCTGCTTTGAGTCAATTTACTAAAGAGACTAACGAACAAAACGCAGCTCTAGCTAAAGATCTTCAATCTAAGTACGGAGACGGTACAATTAATCCTTCCAAAGGTACTTTTATTCCTTCATCACTTTAGACTTTTAGTATCTATTTATATAAGAAGACAAATACTCTGTTTACAAGAGTTTTTCGAAATAGACAATATATTTATTAATATACAATAATTAAACTAAACCAAGACATGGCAGAAACTATTATCTCCCCAGGTGTATTTCAAAGAGAAAACGATATCTCTTTTATCTCCCCAGCACCAGCAGAAGTTGGAGCATGTATAATTGGCCCAGCAGTAAAAGGACCAGTTGAAATCCCTACTACAGTTACTTCTTATAACGAATATGTAAGAGTATTTGGAGACACATTTGAATCAGGTTCAACTAAACAAGAATTTTTTACTTCTATGGCAGCTAAAAATTACTTCTCTCAAGGAGGTAATTCTTTATTAGTAGCTAGAGTTGTAACAGGATCTTTTACAGCAGCAGGAAGTACTTTTATCTCTGCTTCAGCAAATGATTCAATTCAACCTTTTCAATTAAATACAATAGGAAAAGGTACCCTATATAATAACTCAACAGCATCTTTAGATGCAGGAGAATCAAACAGTGATAGCTCATTAAAAAGCGGATCTGCTGATAACTTAAGATGGGAAATTTCAAACAAAAATATAGCTAAAGGAACATTTACTTTATCAATACGTAGAGGAGATGATAATCTTAAAAATAAAATTGTATTAGAAACATTTAATAATTTAAGCTTAGATCCTAATTCAGAAAACTATATTGAAAAACAAATAGGTAATCAAGTAGAGGCTATTTCCGGAACAGGAGATAACGTTACTGTTACTGGAGAATATGTTAACAAATCTAATTACGTTAGAATTAGCGCAGTAAATTCACCTACTATTAATTATATCGGAAACGATGGCGCAAGAAGACTAGACAGTCTTACAGGGTCTCTACCGATAGAAGGTTCAGGATCATTCTTCAATGCTTCTGGAGCTAACGTTGTAGGAGGAGACAATTACTATGATAATGTAGGAACAAGATCTCAAGGGCTAACAAAAGGATGTTACGATAAGGTAATAACTTTATTAGGTAACTCAGATGATTATAGATTCAATGTAATTACAGCACCAGGATTAAATAATAATAATCACGGTACTTCAATTAGCTCATTAATCGATTTAGCAGAGAGCAGAGGAGACTGTATATTTATAGCAGACCTTTACGGACACGGAGGAACAGTATCTAACATAACTGGACAAGCTGATTTGCTTAACAGTTCATATGCAGCATCATACTGGCCTTGGTTACAGACTCAGTCTGGCACAGGTAAGAATGTATGGGCACCAGCTTCAGTATTTATTCCTGGAGTATATGCATTTACAGATGGATCTTCTGCACCATGGTTTGCACCAGCAGGACTTGTAAGAGGAGGATTAACAGGAGTTATTCAAGCAGAAAGAAGATTATCAAGAGTACAAAGAGATAGTTTATATGATGCTAAAGTTAACCCAATAGCTACTTTCCCTGGAACAGGAATAGCAGTATTTGGTCAAAAGACTTTACAAACTAAAGCATCAGCTTTAGATAGAGTAAATGTAAGAAGATTATTAATCGAACTTAAAGAGTTTGTCGGTAATCAAGCACAAAACTTAGTATTCGAACAAAATACAATCAATACAAGAAATAAATTCTTAGCAGCAGTTAATCCTTATTTAGATACAGTAGTATCAAGACAAGGGCTATATGCATTTAGAGTCGTAATGGATGATTCTAATAACTCAGCTGACATAGTAGATAGAAACCAATTAGTAGGTCAAATATTTATTCAACCAGCTAAAACAGCAGAATTTATTGTACTTGACTTCACAGTTGAGCCAACAGGTGCAACTTTTGGAGCATAAGTTTTAAAGTAGATATTTATAATAAATAATTAAAAGTATAAAATGGCAGTATTAGACCCAAATGAAATAATGTTTAAAGCTTTCGAACCGAAAGTACAAAACAGATTTGTCTTATTTATAGACGGTATTCCATCCTTTATGGTTAAGAACGTAGCAGCTCCAAGCTTTACAGATGAAGTTGTTAAACTTGACCACATTAACACGTACAGAAAAATACGTGGGAAAAGAGAATGGCAAGATATAGATATGACTCTATATGACCCAATAACACCATCAGGAGCACAAGCAGTAATGGAATGGGCTCGTCTTTCTTATGAATCAGTAACTGGTAGAGCTGGTTATTCAGATTTCTATAAAAAAGATTTAACTCTAAATATTTTAGGACCTGTAGGTGATATAATCGGTGAATGGGTAATAAAAGGAGCATTCATACAAACTGCTAACTTCGGATCATTTGATTGGGCAAATTCAGAAGTAGTAGATTTACAGATGACAGTATCAATGGACTACTGTGTATTGAATTACTAATCATCAACTACACATATATATAAGAACCCGGCATTTAGTCGGGTTTTTTGTTTGTTTATAAAGTTTTTATTCGTATATTTATATAAAGACAAGTTATACT